TATCGACGTCGCTGAATCCACCATGCAGAACCTCATCTGCGGTGGCCTGTACTCCAACGGTACTGGCTTCGGTGGTAAACAAATCGTGGGCCTGGACGCTGCTGTCCCCCTCGACCCTACCACTGGCGTCTACGGGGGCATTGACCGTGGCACCTGGACCTTCTGGCGCTCGAAGATCCGCAATGCTGTGAGCACTGCCACACTGTTCGCTGACATGAACGCGCTGTGGGCCTCGCTGCAACGTGGTGCTGACCGTCCAGACATCATCCTGGCGGACAACGTCGTATGGCAGGCTTATGTCGCTGCCCTGCAAGCTCAACAACGCTTCACCAACGCCGACGTAGGCGCTCTCGGCTTCCCAACTATCAAGTACATGGACTGCGACTTCGTGCTTGACGGTGGTATCGGTGGCTTCTGCCCATTGGGCACAGCGTTCTTCCTGAACACCAAATACCTCCACTACCGTCCGCACTCAGCGCGCAACTTCGTGTCGCTGTCGCCTAACAAACGCTACGCTATCAACCAAGATGCTGAAGTGCAGATCCTTGCATGGGCAGGCAACTTGACCGTGTCTGGCAGCCAATTCCAAGGCCGTCTTGACGTCAACCCATAATCGGTTAATGGGCCATGGACTGGCCCGCCTAGGAGGTATCATGCCAGCACTGAACATGGGCTCACCAGCGGTCCCCGCTGGCAACCCTTCGACTGGCTTGTTCGTCATCATGGATCCCATGAGCGGCCCTAAAGGATCGCCGTTTGACGCCAAGTCGTACCATCCGACCACTCAGCTGCTCGTGGCGGATCCTACCAACTACTCTACCGGGGCGTTGAGCACTGGCATCGGCTTCGGCTCGCCACCAATCATCGGCCCAACTGCACCAGCGTCTATCAAGGCCGCCGGCTTTACCGACGACTACACTCCTGGGGAAACCTTCCCCGATGGTGTGACACCGGCTACCGATGCTCGACATCTGTATATCGGTGGTGGCCGCTCCTTCCCTGCTATCAACGGCATTGCCCTTGATAACATGTGGAGCGTAGTGCCGATCGCAGCCTTCGGCAATGGCGCAAGCCGCGATGGTGGCGCTGGCCCAGCCTTTACCGGCTTCGCCATCAAAATGGTAACAGCTACTGGAGCAGTCGCCCCCGGCGCCGCTGTAGAAGCTGGATTCACTAACCGCTCTGGCATCGCACTGACTACTGGTCAATCGGTGTTCGGTAGCGCTGTAGCGGCCTCCGCTGCTCCAGTCTAATAATGAGCCCCCTTCGGGGGGCCGCTTCTACAGGTGCCAAAATGCGCGATACATTCGAATTTGACGTAAAGGACTTTGAAGATCCAAATAACAACAGCGGCGTCTACGCCCGGTTCTATTTGGCCTCCAAAGAAGATAGGGCCGAAAGTGAAAAGGCTGGCCGACCTATCTTTAAAGATGTCGAGTACATCGAAATCCTGGCCGCAGGTAACGCCAACAACATCATTCGCAAACCTGCCAGTGATGTGGAGCGTTATCGCTTTCGTCAGCAATATGCTAAGTTCAAGGAAGGTGATACCGAACAACTCACTGGCACCCCCCTCACGGAAGTGCCGTGGATCACCCGTTCGCAGGTTGATGAACTGCTGTATCGTAAGGTACGGACTCTGGAGCAGTTGGCTAGTCTTAACGATGCCGACTGCAATGTTCCTGGTATGTATGAACTCAAGCGCAAGGCTGCGGCGTGGCTGGTCAAGGCTCAAGAAGCGGCTCCATTCACAGCGATGCAGTCAGAGCTTGATGCTCTTCGTGCTGAACTGGATGCTCTGAAGAACCAGAAGCTGCCAGAAAAGGTCGCCGTCAAGCAAGGTTAAGGGGTCTTCCCTACGGCCCAGTGAGGCAGGCACCCGGTAGCTGGGTTGATTTACGGAGGTATCATGGCAACTGCAATCGACATCATCAACGCGGCCTGCCATGAGCTTGGTCTGCCGACCGTGTCGCTAAGTGGTTCCACTGGCGACACGTTAGGCTCACAGTCCCTGTCCCTCCTCAATGCGTTGGGGCAGGAGCTGGTTCGTGTCCACGACTGGCAATTCCTTGAGCAGATCATGACCTTTACGGGGGACGGCATCGTTGCTGAGTTCGCCCTACCGGATGATTTTGGTCGCCAAGTAAACCAGACTCAATGGGCCACCAAGGATCGTCGTCCTATGATGGGCCCCGACAGCGCGCAAGTGTGGTCGTGGAGCCAGTACGGCATCGTTAGCGTTGGCATCTACTTCCGCTACAGGATCCTAGGGAATAAGTATCATGTATTTCCAGTCCCAGGGAACGGGGAAGAATTTGCCCTGTACTACATCAGCAAAAACTGGGTACAGGACCAGGATCCTCCCAACGACCTCAAGAGTTCCGTTACAAAGACCGGTGATATCCCTCTTTTCGACGAGAGATTGCTCATCTGCGGCCTCAAGGTTAAGCTGTGGGGCCAGAAAGGGTTCGACACCACTATTCTCCAAGATGAGTTCAATTTCATGCTGGCTGCTGTCAAAGCTCAGAATCAAGGGGCGCGGGTCATAGACCTGACCGGTGGCTGCCGCAACCTCTATATCAGCTGGACAAACATCCCAGAGACTGGGTACGGAGGCTGATATGCCTTTTGGTAAGAACTCTGCACAGCGCCGGGTCTCACAGATCAAGATTAACCTCGCCCCGTTAGGGGGTTTGAACGATATAGACCCCCTTGCCAACATGGGTGAGGAGTTCTGTATCCAGCTCATTAACTGGATCCCAGGTAATGCGGCGCTGCAAGCGCGCCAAGGCTATCGTGAGTGGGTGACTAACCTTGATGGGCCAGTACGCACCATCATGCCCTACTATGACATGAGCGGCGACTACTCCCTGTTCGCTACCACTGATACTTCGTTGTATGACGTCACCCTTAGCGGAGACACCCCCACCTTCGTCATCAATGTGAACCAAGGTAACTTCAAGCACATCACCTTCGGTAACGTAGCCAACCAGTACTTGATCGCTGTGAACGGAGCAGCTGACCAGTCGCTACTGTACGACGGTACGACATGGCGCGTGTTCACAGAGGTTGACCCTCCTGTCAACCCAGGAGAGATCAAGGGCGTGAACCCTGATCTCTTCTCGCATGTAACATCGTTTAAGCGGCGTCTTTGGTTCGTAGAGGCTGACTCTATGACTGCATGGTATCTTCCTATTGATGCCACTGGGGGCGAGGCTAAGCCGTTCTATCTCACCAGCGTCTTCAAGAAGGGGGGCAAGCTGCTGTACATGATTGACTGGAGTGTGGACGGTGGCGACGGCCTGGACAACAAGCTTGTTTTCGTGTCCAACCTTGGTGAGATAGCCGTTTACGTTGGTGACAATCCTGATGATGCCGATAACTGGAGGGTACAGGCTGTGTTCTTCGCCAGTGCCCCCATCGGTGACCGGTCCTTTGTGGAATTCGGAGGTGATGTCTACATTACCACAGTCCTTGGTGTTCTGTCCCTCACAAAGATTCTCATGGGTGCTATGAGCCAGAGCCCGGACAACATTGCCCTGACTAAGAGGATCAACCGAACGCTTAACCGACTCATATTGTCTAAGGATTATGTGGCCAACTGGGAGCTTAAGAACCTCCCGACTTTGCAGGCCATCGTGCTCATCATACCCCCTGTGGGTGAAAAGCCAGCCATCCAGTTCGTAATGAACTCCTCTACCGGGGCGTGGACCCGCCTGGACATCCCAGTCAACACAGGCTGTCTGGCACGGGGGGACTTCTATTTCGGCACTGTAGATGGTAAGGTGATGCTTCATGGAGGCGGTAACTACCTTGATGGCGTGAAGCTGGATGGTAGCGATGGGAAACCTGTAATCTGCAGCCTCTTCAGTGCCTACAGCTATATGGGAGACCCAACGTCGCTGAAGCATTGGAAGCTCATCCGCCCAATATTCCAGTCTGACCAGCCCCCAAGCTATCTGGTCAAACTCAATGTAGACTACGATACGGCGGCGCTGTCTGGGAACCCTCAGCCGCCTGGAGCGGAGCAAACGGACCCTATATGGGACGTTGCAATATGGGATCAAGCGTTTTGGTCATCTTCGTTCACGGTCTACAGACCATGGATCGGAGTGTCGGCAATGGGATTCGCTTGTGCCCTACTTATGAAGGCTGCCACCAACGACGCGACCACATTGGTAGCCATAGAGTATGTCTATGAACCGGGTGGTGCCATATGAAAACGATAGATTGTACAACCTTGTTTCTCCCCCTAATCTGTACTATACTGAAGTACAGCCCGACCAGCATGGCCCAGTGCATAGTATGCCTGGAGGATGGAAAGGCCATTGCGGGAGTAATCTACGACGGCTACAACGAGTGGAGCGTCAGCGCCCATATATGGGTTGACGAGGGTAAGATCCCATCCAAGGCGTGGTATGCAGCCATCTTCGATTACCCCTTCAACCGGCTGGGGGTGAAGAAGCTCATTGGTCAGGTGAACTCCTCTAATGAAGAGGCTAGTAAACTGGACCAGCACTTCGGCTTCATTGAAGAGGCCAGAGTTAAGGATTACTCCGAGAACGGAGATATGATTATCTACACCATGACGCGCGAGCAGTGTCGCATACTGAACTCCCCAGCATGGTCCAAGGTCGTTAGCATCATATCGAGGGTCGCATAATGGGCGGTGGTAAGAAATCAAAGGCTCCGGCAGCGCCAGACTATGCGTCTCTAGCTAATACTGATGCTGCTGCCCAGTACAAGATGGCTCAGGATGTTACTGGGTGGAATCGCCCTACGCAGAATGACGCATGGGGCAACCAAATCAGCTGGACACAGGATGCCAACGGCAATTGGACTCAAAACCAAACCCTGAGCAATGATATGAAGTGGGCTCAGGGCGACGCCATGCAAGCGTATCGTAACGCCGCATGGGCCGCTGGTCAGCAAGGCGCGTTCGCCCCCACCGACAATGTCGACTGGGTTCAGAACATGCTGAACGAGACCAACTATCACGGCAACTTCGTCAACAACGCAGGTGATGTTGGGTACTTCAATAACACTGCTGGAGCCATCGGCGACTTCGACCGTACTCAAGGTGACCAAGTCGCCAAGGACATGTACGAGTCGTCTATGTCTCGTTTGCGTCCTGAGCAGCAACGCACACAAGAAGCACTGGACGTCAAGCTGCGCCAGCAAGGTCTCCAGCCCGGTACTGAGGCCTACAATCGGGCTATGCAGAATGAGATGACCTCCCAGGGGGATGTCAACTCCAAGCTGGCCCTTGACTCTACTGGCGCAGGTTACAATGCTGCGATGGGCATCTACAACACGAACCTCGCTGGTCAAGGTCAGCGCTATGGTCAGTTGCAGGGTGACTACGCCGCCAACCTCGCCGGTCAGGGCCAACGCTTTGACCAAGCGCAGAAAGAGTATGAGACCAACATTCAGACAGACCTTGCAAAAACCGAGGCTGCTCGTGCTCTCCAGCAACAGCGCTACAACCAGGATATCCAGAACTACACCATGCCCATGGAGCGGGCGCAGGCTGCCGCTCAGCTTTACGCTCAGTCTCCACGCCCTGAGTTCGCCGGGTTCGGTACCGCGACCGGTTACAACCCGGCCAATATGTCTAACGCTGCTCAGGCAGGATATCAGGCCAAGATGGGTCAGTCTAACGCACAGTCTAACAAGAAGGGTGGTCTAATGAACGCCGGTGCATCACTCGGTTCTGCGTTCCTTGGGAGTAAGTAATCATGGCAGCGTTTGATGATAGCCCCTACTCTCGTATGATGATGGCAGCGGCCATTCGTCAGCCTATTCAGAACACCGCCCCACAAGGTGGAGGCACCCCCAATATTAGTACGAGCGGAGTAGATCTTAGTAAGGATACTATTGGTCAGAGTGGTCAGCAATCGTCCAACCCTATCAGCCCCCAGACGGCCAACAACCTCATGAAGTACTTCAAGGGTCTTCAGGGCGGTGGCGCGACGGCAGCGGCTGGTGAGTCTGCAATGCCAGCGATGGCGGCTGGGGGCGGTAGCGATCTAGGTTCGATGGGCTTGATGCAAGGTTCTGTCAATTTCCCAGGAGCAGCTAGCGCTGCGGGAGGTAGTGGTGGATCGGCGGCTGGTGGAATGTCTGGTGCTCTCGGCTCTGCTGGTGGCATTGCTGGTCTGGCAGCATTGGCCTACCTAGGCGACAAGGAAATGAACGAGAGCGAGAACAGCATCATAAGCACGGATAATCTGAACAGCCTGTCGTACAAGGGCATCGGCTTGCGTGGTGGTGATCTTGTTAACGGCTTCAACCCTGCAACGTGGCTTAGCGATCCTAAGAAGGCTGCCAAGGGTCTGGCCAACGCCTTCACCTTCGGTATTGCTGACAAGATCTTCTAAGGGGTAGACCATGGACTTTGTTAACGACTACAAGACAAAGATGAAGCTAGCTCAGCAGCTTCGTGCTCGTCAGCAGGCCATGCTCAACGCCGATATCGACACTGGTCCTATCGTCACTCAGGGCCAAGGCGCTGCCCCCACTCAGGTTCAGGCAAACCCATGGGGAGCCCTCGCTAAGCTCGGTACAGCGTACTTCGCAGGTCAGGCAGGCAAGAATGCTACCGCTGCGGAGCAGGAGGCCAACGATGCGCGTATGCAAGCGCTTCAAGGCATCATGGGACAGGGCGCTGGCGCGCAGGGTGCGGGTAATGCCCCCGGCCAACCTGCTGGTTTTGGCGGGGCGCAGCAACAATTGACTCCTGAAAAGGCTTTACAGTTGCAGGACCTTGGTGTGGACGCCGGACTGGTAAAAGCCATGATGCCGAAGGCTGATGCTCTCGGCGCCATGGCTCAGGCAGCCAACACTCGTCAGGGGCGAGCCTTCCTTGTGGCCGCTGGTAAGATGACCAAGGAACAGAAGGATTCTATTGATGCCGAGGAGCTGGCTGGTGAGGAAGAGAAGCTGAAGGCCAAGAAGACAGAGTATCTGTTTGAGCAGGCCAACAAGACCTTCGCTCCTACACAAGGCAGAGCCCCCTCTGAATTGGAATTCGCGATGGCTCATCCAGAGGAGTATGCAGCGGCCATGAAGGCCAAGAACGCTGGCAAGGGGGCTAATTCTCCGTATGAGAAGAAGGCTGCTGAAGAGCAGGCTAAGCAAGACGTTGCTCTTGTAGGGGGTGAGTCTAAATTGCAGAGGGGGCTAGATACTGTTAACAAATTCATTGAGGAAAACAAGAAGAAGCCGTACACTAGTGGGGCCACCTATAGAGCAATGGATCAATTACCTCTTAGGGATGGTCAGAAGTTGTCTAGCTTCCAGCCAGAGGTTCAGATACAGGAACAGGCCATTAAGCAGTTCCAACTAGACGCGCTGGAGCAAATGCGCGGCTTCGGCCAAGTAACTGAAAAAGAACAGGATATCATTGGCAAAACTCAATTCGATATATATGATAGTCCATCTGCTCGTACCCAGAAACTTCAGCGTATCAAGGAAGCTACAGAGGCCGGTCTTCGCAAGATAGCTGCTGCGAAGGAAAGACTCCGTACTGGGAACCGTCCTGCAGCAGCCGGTGCAGATTTGGATAGTGAGATTGATTCCCTTATGGGTAACTAATCATGGCATATACAGACGAGCAACGCCAGTTCTACTCTAAGGCCAAGGCTGCCGGGTGGGAACCTGAGAAGATCAAAGCTGGGATTGAACGTCTTGGGATTCGTGCTGCTCAAAAACAACAGGCTACAGAAGCGCCCCCTCAGCAGGTCATGCCAGATCCAAATGACCCAACCCGCGTTGACCACGGAGCCAACCCGTACCAGAAGCGCGTTGACGATATGAACCCCCTCATG